CGATTGCGGCGAAGATGAAAGCATCTTCGATTATTGCGAATGCCATAGAACGAGTGCCTATGCCGCCGCTGCCCGTGGGGACGGTGAGCAGGCATGAGTCACGAACCTGAATGCCCAGAATTTGAGTACGACCGTCCGCCGTTGAAGGCGAATTGTGTTTGCGCAAACATTTGCGCCGCCTACCAGCGCGGGCGCGAGGACGCGGAACGAGACGTATTCGCAGCCGAAGCACTGCCGTTCAGCAACTTGCTGCCACACGGAGTTGCAGCCGCCGCTGCCCGTGGGGACGGTGAACGCGCATGACTGAAGTCTGGATCCGAGCCAACGGCACACCAATCCCACAAGGCTCCAAGATTGCCGGTAAGACAAGTTCCGGCCGCCCATTCGTTCGCGACGCCAACCCTCGCGCATTGAAAGACTGGCGCGAAGCCATTGCCCAAGCAGCGTGGCGTGCCATGCAAGAAGGCGCATTCCAGATCGACGCACTCACCGAACCTGTTGAGGTGTGCGTGTGGCTCTACTTTGAGAAACCCGCATCGAGCAAAGCTAAGGAACCAGTCTCAGCTCGAGTCGGTGACCTCGATAAACACCTGCGCGCCATCTGCGACGGCCTCGTCGATGGGGGTTGCCTCGACGATGACAAGTACGTCATCCGCATATCAGGATCGAAGCAATGGGCAGACGAGAACACACGCCCCGGAGCAATGATTCACGTCCTCACAACTGAGGGGGCTTGACAAGGTGAGTATGCTCAGCCACGAGCCGCTGCACTACGCAGCGAGCGGCGCGCAGGCGTCCCATTCGGGGACCGCCCTATACGCCGAAATCCACAGGTTATCCACAGGTTGTGGAAAAGCATGAGACCGAACCGATCAACCTACGCATGGCGCACACTGAGAGCTGAGGCACTCAGACGCGATCAGAACGCTTGTGCAATCTGCGGACAACCAGCAAACGAAGTCGACCACATCATCGAACTCAATGAAGGCGGCAGCAACACACTCGACAACCTCCAGACACTCTGCCAACCGCACCACTCCCAAAAGACCGCCAAATACAACAGCCAAAGGGCAAGGCGAGTTTTTAGAGCAACTGATACACCACACTTGTCCCCCATGCCGATTCCCTCCCCGACGAGCCGTGTGCTGCCGTCTGTGGGCTTTCTAGGACCTACTGAGCCGTGAGCGAGCCAGAACTGCACCGAGTAGGGTCGCCGCTTCCGAGACTTCATACTCCGGGGCTCGAGTTGCCGTCGCTTGGGCATGACGTGATCGACCTTGCCCGTGATTGTGGCGTGGAATTGATGCCGTGGCAGCAGCACGTCCTCATCGAGGCGCATCGGATCAAGCCGAACGGTAAATGGGCGCATAGGACGGCCGGTGTGACGGCCCCACGCCAGAATGGCAAATCGGCGCTGATGCGTTTCGTCGCATTGGCTCATCTGTTCTTGTGGGATTCGACTCGGGTGATCTCGATGGCGCAGAACCGGAGCCTTGCGTTGGATCATTTCAAGCAGGCCATCGACTTCATTGAGCAGGTTCCGGCGATGGCCGGTCGGTTGAAACGTGTGAACCGTACGAACGGGCAGGAGGCGCTCGAGATTTACAAGGAGGACGGTCGAGTTGCGAAGTGGGAGATTGTTGCTGCGACGATGGAAGGGCCTCGTGGTCGGACTGCTGATCTGCTGTGGATTGACGAGCTGCGTGAGATTGGTGAGCCGGCGTTCAAGGCTGCGACACCTGTCACCCGTGCTCGACCTAATGCTCAAACTTGGGTCACCTCGAACGCCGGCGATGCCCATTCGGTCGTTCTCAACCAGTTGCGTGAGCGAGCACTCACAGGCCTTGATCCTGCGACCGGCTGGTGGGAATGGTCAGCCCCCACCGATGATCCGCTAGACGTCGACGGTTGGTACATCTCGAATCCGGCACTCGGTCACCTGATCGACGAGGACGTTATCCGCTCGGCAGCCATCTCGGACAAGCCCGAAGCGTTCATGACGGAGACCCTGTGCCGTTGGGTCGACTCATTGCAGTCCCCGTGGTCGCTGAACTCGTGGTCCGATTGTGCGGTCCCAGATCTCGTCGTCGAACCCGGGCGGCCGACATGGCTTGCCATTGACATCACCCCAGATCGGCGTCGAGCGGATCTCGTGGCGGCCGTGCAGCTCGAGGACAAGATCGCCGTCGGCCTTGTCCAATCGTGGGTTGCGGATACCTCAGTCGATGACCGCATGATTATCGGCGACGTTGCCGATTGGGCTCGCAAGTATCAGGCCCGCTCGGTCGCGTTCGACCGTTGGACGGGTGCGGCTATCGCTGCCCGGCTCGCCCAAGTCGGCATCCCAGTCGGCGACGTCTCCGGGCAAGCCTTCGCCCAGGCGTGCGACCAAACCCTTTCAGCGATGACAAACCGCCGGATCTCTCACGCCGGGCAACCGGAATTGACACAAGCCGTCATGGCCTGTGTCCGCAAACCTATGGCAGACGGTGGGTGGCGCGTTGTGCGCCGAGGATCCGCAGTCCCGATCTCGGCAGCCGTCGCGATGATCATGGCGCTGCATTTCGCAGATCAGCCGGAGCAGATCGCGGACATTGTGGCTGTGTAACGTCGAAGGTCCCGACCATCTGCTTCCCCACAGACAGTCGGGACCTCGAACCCCACGGGAGGGGCGGCCGAAACGGGGGGGTCCGGCTCGAGCATCGTAGCGCGACACTCCGACAAACCATCTAGGCTACTTCATAACGATCGTGTAACGTTGTCGCGTGGCCTTCTGGGATTCCATGCGCATCGGTTCCTCTATTGCCGCGCTCGACTTCGAGCCGAGCATCCCGGAAGTGCTCACCGCCGCCGAGGTGAACTACCAGAATCAGGGCGGCTACTGGTGGGATGCCTCCAACGTGCCAGTCTCCCGCTCGGAAGCGATGAGCGTTCCAGCCGTTGCCCGGGCGCGAAACATCATGTGTGGCACGGTCGGCGCGTTGCCTCTCGAGCGTTACTCGGACATGACGGGCAAGCACCTCACCTCGGTCCCGCTCCAGTACCAGCCGGATCCGGCATCGCCGCGCTCGGTCACCTATGCGTGGCTTGCCGATTCGCTGTTGTTCTACGGCACCGCGTTTGCCCAAGTCCTCGAGATCTACGCCGACGACCGCCGACCGTCCCGCATCCGCTGGGTCGACCCGATGCGCGTCACGCCCGAATACAGCGAGAATGCTTCCATGATCGTCGGCTACCTCGTCGACGGCAGCCGCGTCCCAGCCTCGGGCGTCGGATCCCTCATCTGCTTCCAAGGTACTGACGAAGGCCTGCTGAATCGTGCGGGCCGCACGATCCGCACCGCCATCGAACTGGAGAAGGCCGCGAACCGCGCAGCCGCCGAACCACTCCCAACCACAGTCCTCCAGTCGACCGGCATGGATTTACCGCCGGAGCGCATTACCGATCTCTTGACGAAGTGGAAGCAGGCGCGACAGACCCGCTCCACCGCCTACCTCTATTCCGGTCTCAAGATGGAAGCCGTCGGCTTCTCGTCTCGGGACACGCAACTTGTCGAAGCACGGCAGCACATCGCCTCCGAGATCGCCCGAGCCTGCTCGATCCCCGCCTGGTACCTGAACGCCGAATCAGCGTCGATGACGTACAGCAACGTCACCGCCGAGCGCCGCTCCCTCATCGACTTCTCCATCATGCCGCTCCTGCTCAAGCCCATCGAGGACCGGATGTCGATGCCGGATCTCGCACCCCGAGCAGTCTCCGTGCGCTTCGACCTCGAGGAATTCCTTCGCGGATCCGCGCTCGAGCGCCTCGAAGTCACCCGCATCATGCTCGAACTCGGACTCATCACCACTGAGGAAGCCATGAAACGCGAAGATCTCTCACCGGAAGGCGGAAACGCATGAAACTGACGTTCTCGACGCAAATCTTCAGCGCCGACGCGACGGAACGGACCATCACCGGCCAGATCGTGCCATTCGGCAAGCCCGGTAATGCTTCACTCGGCCAGACCGTGTTCGCTACTGGCTCGATCCGACCGATCAACCTCGAGTCCAGCAAGGTGTTGTTGAACATCGGTCACGATCGGGAGCGCGTGGTCGGTCATCTGATCTCGTCTGAGGTGAATCCGGCCGGTCTACTCGGCACGTTCAAGATCGCCAACACGACGGCCGGCTCTGATCTCCTCGAGGAAGCCGCATCTGGCATCCGTACCGGACTCAGCATCGAAGCCGAGATCCACAATCACGAAGTCCGTGACAACACGCTGCACGTTCTCGATGCGGAAGTGGTCGGCGTCGCCGCAACCACATCGCCCGCATTCGGTGAGAACGCGCAGATCACCAAGGTCGCTGCCTCCGAACCGGACGAGGCAGATGAGCAGGAAACCACCTCGGAGGAAACACCTCTCGAGGAAACCAATGAAGGGGTCGAAATGACCGAAAACACCGCGGGCGCGGTCGAAGCCACCGAAACCCCGGTGGTCACGGCAGCAGCCCCCTCCTATGTGACGACTACGGTCCGTCACCCGATCCACACGCCCGGCGCCCTCGTCGAGCACACGCTAAAGGCCCACTTCGGCGACGACACTTCGGCCCTGTACCTCAAGGCCGCATCCGATGGCGACACGACCGACTGGGCAGGCCTCATCCCGACGCCGCAGCTCGGTCAGGTGTTCAACGGCAAGACGACCGGCGTCCGTCCGGCAGTCGAAGCCATCTCCCGTGGCGCACTTCCGGCATTCGGTAAGACGTTCGAGTTGCCGCGCATCAAGACTGCTGTTTCGGCGGCCGTCGCGTCTGAAGGTGGCGCTTTCAGCGATACGCAGGGCGAAATCGAGTATCTCTCGGTGAACGTCTCGAAGATCGCCGGTATGCAGAAGGCTGACGTTGAGGTCATCTACCGCTCATCGCCGGCATACTTCGACGAACTGGCGATGCTCATGGCTGACGCTTTCGCAGGCGCACAGGACGACCTCGTGACCGCTGCACTCATCGCAAACGGCACCGCCGACACCACCGCCATCACGCTCCCGTGGGACGGCGACGAGATCGCAGGATTCGTCTCGCGTGCAGCCGCCTCGGTCTACGCAGGCTCGATGCGATTCCCGACCGGGATCATCATGACTGCCGACCAGTGGGCCGCCCTCATGGCTGTCAACGACACCACGAAGCGCCCGCTGTTCAACCTGAACGGCGATTCGATCAACGGCATGGGCTCCCTCGACCCGTCGGCACCTGTCGGCCGCGTCATGGGCCTCCCGGTCTACGTCGATCCGCACCTCGGCACCACCACGGCAGACGACTCGATCATCGTCGTCAACCGTGAGGCGTACACCTTCTACGAAGGTCCGCGTGCGCAGCTCCGCGTCGACTCGGTCGCTGACGGCAAGATCAGCCTCGGCTACTTCTCGTTCGCAGCGGTCGCACCAAAGGCTGGCGCTGGCGCATTCCGCTTCAACGCAGCGTAACCAACCTGATGGGGGCCGTCCCCTGCTCGACGGTCCCCATCAGCCCAACCCGAAAGGACAACCATGGCTCTCGTTACCGTCTCGGAACTGAAGTCAGTCCTCGGTGTGGGCAACCTGTACGCCGACACGGACCTCGAGCAGGTGGCGGATGCTGCTTCCGCTGTGGTGACGGCGTACCTCAACAGCAACACCTACCCGGCAATCGCCTACGGCCGAAACGGTCAGGGCGACGGCGTCGTTTACACGAACCAGCGTCATGGACTCGTCACCGGCCAGTCTGTGACGATCACAGGCGTAGCGACCGGCTGGAACGGCACCCACACAATCAACTCGTACGGTATCGACTGGATCCAGTTCGATCTTGCAGGCGCCGAGCAAACCACCGCGAAGATCGTGCCAGCCGGACTCATGTCCGGCCCAACGAACGTCAACTATGACACCGTCGATGCTGTGCGTGAAGCCGCTTTGACCGTGGCCGTCGATATGTGGTCGAACCGGCTCGCCCCGGGTGGACAGTTCCAAGCCGCAGACTTCACACCGTCACCGTGGCGCATGGGTCGCAGCCTCATGCAGCGCGTCATCGGTCTCCTCGGCCCGTACCTCGATAACCGTGGCGTGATCGGCTAATGGCAAACTTCGCAGCAGTCCGCGACGCCTTCACCGACGCTTTCGAGGGCCTCGGCGCCGTCATCTTCGACTACTCGCCGCCCGTCGTTTCGACACCGGCGATCTTTGTATTCCCAGCCGATCCCTACGCCGAGATCCAGACCATCGGATCGGCTAATCGGGTGAAACTGCGGTTCACCGTCACTGCAGCGGTAGCGGCGAACGATAACCAAGCAGCCTTGAACAACCTTGAGGAACTGATGACCGACATCATCACGCACCTCCCGAGTGGCGCTGTCATCAGCACATTCGGAGCCCCAGCCATGACGCAAGTCGGCGTCACTAATCTCCTCGTGTCCGAATCCACGGCCGAGGTCACTACACAAATCAGTTAGGAGAGATCGTGGCAACTACGATCATCACCGGGCGCGATCTGTCGCTGACGATCGACTCCAAGACCTACGACGCACAGGCATCGTCGGTCACCCTGAACAACGTCATCAACCAGCAGGCCTATGACGTACTCGATGGCAAGGTCTACAAGACCATCGACAAGACTGGCACGCTTGCCGTGACCATGTTCTCCGACTGGGGAGCCGCAGGAAGCCTCTGTGAGGCACTCTGGAGCGCCGCAGACACCGCACCCGATACTGCGCTCACCTTCTCCTTCACCGGAGCCTCAGGAGCCGTCTTTAGCGGTTCTGTATACCCCGTGTACCCGGACGTTTCCGGCACCGCACCCGACGCCCAGACCATCACCGTCACATTCGTCGTCAAGGATGGCGAAGTCACCGGCACCTTCAGCTAGGACTAAACCATGCGAGCAGGATTCAAGATCACAACTGAACACGGCAAGATCATCTCGACCACGGTCACTTTGGCTGAAGTGCTGCTCTGGTCCAAAACCTACGGGCACCCAATCGCGGAAGTGCAGCAGCAGGCTACGGACGACCAGTGGTTCGAGATGATCTGGTGGGCCGCCACCCGTGAAGGGAAAACCGATCTCCCATTCATGGACTTCGTCGCCTCAATCGAAAACTTCGAGGGAGTGGCAACGGACGGCCCAAAAGCCACCCGCAAGGCTCGATCGACTGGCTCCTCGTCCGCCTCAAAATAGAGACCGGCGCAGACTGGACGAACAACACGTTCGAGGACTTGCAAACCGCGATCGACATTCTGGGATGGAGGGACTGACATGGCTGGACCGACGTACAACACAAAAACCGGGCAAGGCAAAGTCACCTTCGAGGTCGATCCCATCACGCTGCGTGCCATGCTGAAAACCATTGGCAAACTGGATAAGGATGTCCAAAACGAGATCCGCGACAACTCGCAAAAGTTGTCTCTCGGCCTGAAGGACGATCTCACCCGGGCAGCATTGACCTCGCCCACGCCCGTCGCCCGACGCCTCATCCCGACGATCACGACACCACGCGACCGCCTCCCAACGGTCAAGATCGGCGGATCGAAGAAGGTCGGCAAACCGTACAAAGACCGCGCCACAGGCAAGACCGTCAAAGCATCCGCAGGCGCACTTCTCTGGGGCTCCGAGCATGGTGGCTTCTCCGGCTTCCCCGACCGTTCCGGCCGCCAAATGGGCAACCGATTCAAGGCCCCACGCAACGAGGGCGGTTACTGGATCTACCCGACCGTAGACCAATGGGGAACGTATCTCTTTATGAAGTGGTCCGAAATGGTCGACGACATTCTGCGCCGGGAGGGCATCCGTGGCTGACAAATTCATCAAGGTCCAATTCAAGGCCGACGTCTCCGACCTCACTCAGGGCCTGAATAAGGCCGATGGCGAAATCACCAGTTTCGGTGACCGTATCGGCAAATGGGGCAAGATGGCCGGCGCTGCATTCGCAGCTGCTGGTGCTGCCGCCGTCGCCTATGCCGGAGTCCTCCTCAAGGATGGCGTCGAGTCAGCCATTGCCGACGCTGCGGCGCAAGAAAAACTTGCCCTTACCCTGAAGAACGTCACCGGGGCGACTGATGACTCGATTGCCGCGACCGAGGAATGGATCACCCAGCAGGGCATCCTTTACGGCGTAACCGATGACCAGTTGCGTCCAGCGATCGAACGGATGGCTCGAGCAACTGGCGATGCGAAGAAGGCGCAGGATCTTGTCCGCCTTGCCATGGATATCAGCGCGGGCACCGGAAAATCGCTTGAGAGCGTTACGAACGCCCTAGGTAGAGCCTATGAAGGCAGCACAGGTGCGCTCGGCAAACTCGGTATCGGAATCGACTCCGCGCAGTTGAAGTCCATGGACTTCACTCAGATCACCCAAACCCTGGCGGATACGTTCGAGGGACAAGCGGCCGCGAAGGCTGAAACCTTTGCCGGGAAGATGGATCGCCTCAAGGTCGCATTCGACGAGGGCAAGGAAACCGTCGGATCGTTTGTCCTCGATGCCATAACGCCGATGGTGACGACATTCGTCGACAAAGTCATTCCAACAATTGCGGACGTTGCGAAACAGATCGGCTCTGATGAAGGACTCGGCAAACTCTTTACCAACGTCGGCACCTACCTCAAGAACATCTTCGGACCAGTCCTTGAGGGCATCAGATCCGCATTCGGCAAAGTACGCGACACGCTCGCCGAGAACTCAGATGAACTCAAACCCCTTTTCGATCTCATGCAGTCAGTCGGCACATTCATTGTTGACAAACTGGCCCCTTGGGTCGGAACGATGCTCGGCGGAGCTTTCAAGATCCTCGGCAGCGCCATTAGCGTCGTCATAAACGTATTCGCCGAACTCGTCGACTGGGCCAACAAGGCCTATAACGCCATCAAGAAAGTCGTGGATATTGCCAAGAACGTCGGATCAGCCGTCGGCGGATTCTTCAGCGGCGCATCCATGACCTCGAGCGCCCCAACCTACACAGCACCCGCTGTAACCGCCCCGCGATATATCGAAGCCTCATATGCCAGTCCAAGTGTCACCAATAACGTCACGGTCAATGGGGCAATCGACGCCGAAGGCACCGCCCGAACGATCTATCAGGTTCTCCAGAACTCGGCAGCCCGGACAGGTGACTATTCCACCCTCGGCACCAGCCTGAACGGTCTCGTCACCGCATGACCGCCTACAGCCCAAATCCGACCGTGACGATCGACGGTGTGAATTACACATCGGAAACGATCAACCAAATCACGATCAACACCGGCAGAGTCACAGTCGACGAACAGCCCCGGGCAGGCTTCTCCACCATCATCCTGCGTATCCCGGACGGCACTTATCCGCCCATCGACATCAACGATCCGGCCTATGTCTCGATCGTCACCTCGAACGGATCCGATCCCAAAATCTTCCAAGGCACCGTCTCAGACGTCCGCCGCAGTATTGTCGCCAAAGGCTCAGCCGGAATGCTCGTCGACATCGCCGTCACGGTTGTCGGTCCACTCGCCCGCATGGCCCGATTCAACACCTCCGCCACCTATGCGAAGCAATTCGACGGGGACCGGATCGCCGCCATCCTGAACGACGTTTTTTCGAGCACATGGCTCGAAGTCAGCCCAACGCTCATCTGGAGCGGCGTCGACCCGACCAAAACGTGGCAAACCTATGACACCGGCTACGCTGGCAGCATCGACCAGCCCGGCTCCTATGAAATCCACGCCTACAATGGCGGCGAAGTCTCGGCCCTATCCTTGGCGCAAACCGTCGCCAATTCGGCGCTCGGCGTCTTATGGGAAACCGCTGACGGCAACATCAACTATTCGGATGCCGCGTCCCGAGTGAACGACGTTGCAAATAACGGATTCTTGGACGTCAGCGCCGACTACATATCCGCCCAAGGCGCCTCGACGAGCAGCTCGAGCGGCGATCTCATCAACAAAATGACGATCTCCTACAAGTCGAATGCCACGGTCAGTGGGCAGGACATCGACTCGCAACTTGCCTATGGCCTGTTCGCCGCGCAACGTTCAACGATGCTCGAGGCCGGCGCCGCGGCCATACAGCAACTGAACCTCTTTATGACCACTCGAGTCATTCCCCGGGTCAACATTTCCGCCGTGACCATACCGCTCGATAATCCGAACCTTCCGAGTGCCCTCCGCGATTCCCTCATCGGCGCTCATGTTGGAATGGCAATCGCGATTCCGAATCTGCCGGCCGCTCTCACCAACCAGCCGTTCTTCGGATTCGTCGAAGGCTGGACTTGGAACCTCAGCCAGAAGCAGGCCTCGATCATGCTCACGCTATCCGATTACGGATTGTCCGCAATTCAGCAGGCGTGGAATCAGGTCTCTGCCGCGGAGGTCTGGAATACTGTGTCAACAACCCTCAAGTGGGAGAATGCGACGGTGGTGGCCTAATGGCAACGACAACGAATTTCGGCTGGTCAACCCCAGACGACACGGCCTACGTCAAAGACGGTGCGGCAGCGATGCGCACCCTCGGATCCTCAGTCGATACCTCGATGGCGGACCTCCTCGGCGGCACCTCCGGGCAGATCCTCTCCAAGGCCACGAATACTGGCATGGACTTCGCGTGGATCGACAATGAGGTGATGGTGAATTCCACCATCAACGCCCCGTTCGAGAAGCTGAATATCTCGGCCACGGCTGCCACGGGCACGATCAACGTTGAAACTGGCTCGCTCGGCTCGGTCTGGTATTACACCTCGAATGCCTCGGGCAATTTCACGCTGAATTTCCGTACTTCGGCAACGATCGCCCTCAACACTACTTTGGCGATCGGCGAATCAGCCACCGTCACGTTCCTCAACACGAATGGTGCAACCGCCTATTATCCGACCGCGTTCCAAGTGGACGGCGCGAGTGTGACACCGAAATGGCTGGGTGGTTCAGCACCGACTAGCGGCAACGTTTCCAGCATCGACGCTTATACATTTGTCATTATCAAGACGGCTAGCGCGACGTTCACGGTGTTGGCATCAGCGGGACAGTTCAAGTAATGCCACTGGTTAGCGCATTAGCAGCAGTCGCGGCCAGAGGCTACGGCTGGCTTCAAGGTCCACGTTCCGCGTTCGAGTTGATCGAGACGCAGACGGTTGGTGCTGGCGGTGCTGCCTCGGTCACGTTCAGTTCGATTCCGCAAACGTACAAGCATTTGCAGATTCGCGGAGTTGCTCTGTCTGCCGGAACATATAGTGCGGATATGCAATTCACATTCAATAGCGACACAGCGGCGAACTATTCACATCATCAGCTATCCGGCGACGGTTCGACCGCAACGAGTTACAACGCCGCAAATGCGTCATATATGGCTATGGCGATGACACCCAATGCAACATACCCAGTGGGGTTCGTCATGGATGTCTTGGATTACGCAAACACCACCAAATACAAGACTGCGCGAAGCCTTTTCGGAATTGACCGGAATGGAAGTGGATACGCGATTCTATCTTCAGGATCTTGGCGAAACACGAATGCGGTAACTTCCCTGAAGATTGTACCCGTTGGTGGAAGCCTGAACCAATATTCCACGTTCTCGCTGTACGGGGTGAAGTGATGCCTACACCAATATACGACCTCATCGAGGAGAAGGTGCTGTCGTCGGCGCAAGCATCGGTCACGTTCTCATCCATTCCGGGAACATACAAAGACCTTGTCGTGGAGTGCATATTTGCTGGCTTCTCCGCAAGCGGGAATCTTTTGGGTATCCAATTCAACGGTGACACAACGACGAATTACAGCGGCACAGGAATTATCGGCAACGGGACAAACGCTACCAGTTCGCGCTATAGCACCGTGAATCGTGCTCCAGTCGTCGGTTTTTCGAACGGAACCGGAACAGGATTGACAACAGCATTTGTGCAGATCATGTCCTACACATCGACGAGCGTATATAAGACGACGCTCGCTCGGGGTAATGATTCGGCATCACAAACAGAAGCCGCCGTCGGCTTGTGGCGCAAAACACCGGAAGCAATAACCTCGCTGACGCTGCTCCTCAATGGGACCGTGACAATTTCCAGCGGCTCGACCTTCCGTCTTTGGGGGATCGCATGAGTTGGACGAAGATTGAGGAAGTCACCCTGTCGTCCAGTCAGGCTTCGGTCACGTTGGGCAACGGCGGCACAATCCCACAAGGCTACAAGACGTTGAAACTGATCGTGAGTGCGCGAAGCGACGCTTCCGCCGTGGGCGTGAATATGCAACTACGCCCTAACGGTTCCACCGCGAATCTCTCTGATCGCTACCTAGACGGAAATGGTGCCACTGCGGCTTCCGGAAGCGAAGCGACCGTCCTGTGGTGTGGAAACGCCACGGCAGCCACAGCCACCGCCAACACCTTCGCAAACGATGAAATCACCATCCCCAACTACGCAGGATCAACCAACAAACCCGTAAGCATCGACTCGGTAACAGAGAACAACGCCACCACTGCATACCAAGACCTCATCGCTGGACTGTGGTCAAACACGGCAGCGATCACTTCGCTGACCGTGGTCTCGGCATCGGGCAGTTTCGTTTCTGGCTCAACCTTCACTCTCTACGGCCTCAACTAGGAGCAACCATGTCTGAAACCCTTACAGCCCTTGAAGTGTGCTGCTGCGGCAACTGTGCCGCCGAAGGACACCCCAAAGAAGTCATCCGCCCACTTACAGCGGACGAGATCGCTCAGCGCGAAGCCGACGCGGCCGCGTTCGCCGAACAGCAGGCTTTGGCTGAGGCTGAAGCAGCGGCGAAGGCAGCGAAGCGCTCCACCGTTCTCGCAGCTCTCGCAGACGCAGCCAGCCTCGATGTCGCCGAGGTCGAAGATGCCCTCTCCTAGGCTTTGCACGCCTGGTGCGGATCTCCGCAAATGGGTGAACAAACATTACCCCGGGCGCGATAAGACCTCGGATGGTTGGATCGGCGATACCGCTCATCAGGCACGCCCATCGGACCACAATCCAGATCTCGAGGGCATCGTGCGTGCTATCGACATCGACGCAGATCTCAAACCCAAAGCCAAAGACAAGACCGCCGCGCACCGTTTAGCCGAGACCCTGCGCCTTGAGGCAAAGGCCGGCATTCGACCGATCGCCTACATCATTTGGAATGGCCGGATCTGCTCCGATAAGCGCGGCTGGGCTTGGCGCCCTTACGAAGGCTTGAACCCGCACAATCATCACATTCATGTCTCGTTTAGGAAGGTCGAGGGAGAATGAAAGAGCTGCTCGTCGTCATGGCGGGCGTCGCCTGTGTCCCAGCATTGAGAGCAGCAATCAAGGCATACCGAGCCCGCAAATCCGTCGCGGATATCGCCGTGGACGCCGTTGAGGCAGCCATCGACGCAGTTGAGGATGGTAAGAAGTGATTGAAATAGCGACTGCCGCCATTTCCGGCATTTCTGCCGTGTTCGCTGCCCGGGCAATGCGCTACAGCAAGCCCACTGGCAACGGATTCGCCGGGCACGTCCTCCAAGCGCTCCACCGTCTCGAGCAGCGCATGGATTCGCATCTCGAGCATCACAAGTAACGATTCGGTTACGACACGCGATCCGCAGGCCCCGACGCCTCCCACCTAGTCGGGGCCTGTGCCTATTCTGGGTCCACAGCAACCAATGGGAGGACTAATGCTGTACGAAGCAATCACCGCCGGATTCGGCGTCATCGGCGTCATCATGGCGTTTGGGATCATCTACAAGATCGCATTCGAGGCTGGACGGGCCCAAGGCCATTCAGACGCCCGCAGGTGGGCTGACCGATGAGCGAAATCACTCCTCTGGGCTTAGCAGCAGCCGAACAAATCGTGCTCGCAGGACACATCACCGACGAACTTGACGCCAACGGCTTGAGCATCAGCATCATGGACTTCCTCGACGTATTGGGGATTTTGGGGTACGGGGTTTTTAGGAACGTGGAAATCAACCCAGCCTCGCTCGGCTACATGATGCTCAACTCTCAACCGGGCACTCTGCTACACGATCAGCTCACGCAGATCCTCGGTGACGATCCGCAAACGGTCATTGAGCAAGCGCAGGTGAACAAATGAGCGGCTTCGACCTATCCGGCTACACAACCGTAAATGAGCGCATCCTGCGCTTCTACGAAAAACACCCCGAAGGCATCATCTCGACCGCACCGGCCAAGATCATCGAACTCGCCGACCGCACATTCATCTCAGTCATCGCCGAGGTCTACACCGCCCCCGGCACCCTGCCGATCCTCGCCGAAGCATGGGAAACCTATCCCGGGAAAACCCCATACACACGGGACGCCGAAATGATGAACGCCGCCACGTCAGCCATCGGTAGGGCGCTCATGCAGCTCGGCATCGGCATCGACAAGGCCGCAGCGTCCGCTGATGAGGTGAAGATCGCTCAGGAACGTCGCACCGAAACCGGCGACGGCCCAGCGACACGCACAGCCCAAAAGAAGTGGAAGGCGACCGAAAAGCAGATTGATGCCGTAAAACGCATGATGGGCGCCGTCCCCAGCATCCACAAGGAACGGCTGCTCGAGGCCATCACCGGCAAACCGACCTTCGAGGACATGACCGGCGACGACGTTGATCTCATGTTCTCGATCAAGACAGCCGGAGTTGCCGAACGCTATAAGGCGCTTTCGTCGATCTGGGCGGATGAGCCGGAAGATGATCCTTGGGCCGGTGAGACGCTCCAATGAGCGCGACCTGCCACTCGTGCGGAGGGACGCCCCCGTGCGATCGTTGCCCTCACGGCGTCCACATGAAGGTTCAACACCGTTGTGCACTGTGCCGGTGGGAAAAGAACCCAGCGAGCCGTCCCGAACCGATCGTGGCGCAGCTCGAGGACATGACGAATGCCTGCCTACATGGTGAACCTAGAGGCAGCCGATATTGCGCCCTCTGTAGAGCTATTGGTCTCGAACCGCTGGAGCTCCCAGTCAATCCGGGCGCACCACTGGGAGCTGCTGAATGGGAACGCCGCGCCAAAAGTCTCATCTGGAAGATGGCCCGAGCGGGAAATCGCTTCTCCAGTGAGGACATCACGGATCAGATCGGCTTCCCCGACACAACACACCGCCCAAACGGCCGAAATAACCGAATCGGCGCCCTCATCTCGAGCGTGGCACGGGATTACCGCATTGTGATCGTGGACGAGGGTAAAGCACGCAATCCGCAGTCCAATGGGCGTACTCTGAAGATATGGCAAGGCAAGGAGTTCCGATGAGCCCAGAAGTCGCCCGGGAAGAAGCCGCCATCATCCTCCTCGAGATCGTCAAGGTGTATGCCCGGACACTCGAGGAAGAAAAGATGTGGCAGGCCGCGTCCGCCGTTCGAGGTCTCGGCATGACAGCCGCGGCCGCAATCAGGAAGCGTGATGTCGATTGGCTACCGCAGCAGCATGGCTAGCGATCCTGCTCGCCCTCGGCACACCCGACCACCCCAAAGCCCTCAGCCCAACAAGCGCAAGGAGCCAAATTGAACCACTTGCACGAGCCCGATACGGGGCGGAAGGTTGGGCTTGTCTTGACCGACTCATCAGCCGCGAGTCCCGTTGGAATCCAGTCGCTAAGAACAGTCGCTCGTCAGCACGCGGCCTATTTCAACTGCTCCGACTGCCAGCGGGGCTTTCCCCAATCAAGCAATATGAGCGTGGAACTCGCTACTTGGATGCTCGATACGCTGGGTCACCTTGCCGGGCATTGGCGCATTGGCGACAGAACAAATGGTATTGAGATGACACACGAACCTGGATGTGTAGAACTGGGCAATGAATGGGATTCCCCCAAGTTCTGTGGCGTGTGCGCCACTGCCCGCGCCGCCTACCAGCGTGGACGCGAGGACGCGGCAAGGGCAGTTGAAGCAGTCCGACACTTACCCGATTGCGGCGAAGATGAAAGCATCTTCGATTATTGCGAATGCCATAGAACGAGTGCCTATGCCGCCGCTGCCCGTGGGGACGGTGAGCAGGCATGAGC